ACGGCATCAGCAACCAATCACCCAAGGCAAACCCGCCGGTGCGTGATCGTGTTGCAGCCGTGCAGGCATTGCTGGAGAACGGTAAAGGCCAGGTGCGGTTGACGGTTGCTAGCACCTGTCGTCGGATGATTGAATGCCTTGAGTTGCAGTGCTACAGCGAGAAGGGCGAACCTGACAAGGATGCAGGGCATGACCACATGAATGACGCGTTAGGCTATCTCATATGGCGTGAGTTCAACCCGTTGCACGCTGGCGCAGGCCGCAGCACAGGCGTTCGCCTCTATTAAGCTTCAACCATTGCAGGAGTGATGCCGTGTATTCCGGCCAGCGAAGCTATGACAGGCCGCTACCGCAGCGTGCTGTTACCAAGGTGCAGGACGCAAACGCTGCATGGTATGCGCAGGAACCTCACTGGCTGTTGATCGAAGACCTGCTGCAAGGTACCTATGGAATGCGGCGAAAGCATCGCCGATACCTGCCGCAGGAACCTCGCGAGCTAGACGAGTCCTACGACAATCGCCTAGCTCGCAGTACTTGCCCACCGTATTATCAACGACTGGAGCGGATGCTGGCTGGAATGCTGACGCGCAAGCCCGTCAGGCTTAATGACACCAGCGATACAATCCGCGAGCAGTTGTTCGATGTTGACCTACAAGGCAATGACCTGAACGTTTGGACACATGAGACCGCACGTAAGCTGATCCGCTATGGCCATGTCGGCACATTGGTTGATGCGCCATCCGACGGTGGCCGCCCATACTGGTGCACCTATACGCCACGGCAGATCCTTGGATGGCGTACAGAGCAGCGTGATGGGGCGCAGCAGCTGATTCAGCTGCGGCTGATGGAATCGGTTGTGGTTCCTGATGGCCTCTACGGCGAGAAGGCCATTGAGCAGGTTCGGGTGCTGACGCCAGGGCAGTACCAGATCCACCAACGGCAGGACGATGGTGAGTTCAAGATTACCGATGAAGGCACCACCAGCCTTGACGTGATTCCATTTGCGGTCGCATACGGTAACCGGCATGGCTTCATGGAATCCAGGCCGCCGATGGAAGACATCGCTGAGCTGAATCTAAAGACTTACCAGGTGCAGAGCGATCTTGACAACCAACTGCATATCTCAGCAGTGCCTCTGCTGGCGTTCTATGGCTTTCCTTCCAGCGCCGAGGAAGTATCAGCGGGGCCCGGTGAGGCGATTGCCTTCCCCGCTGAAGGCCGCGCTGAGTACATCGAGCCGCAGGGCCGCAGCTTTGAAGCGCAGTTCCGCAGGCTGGAACAGTTGGCAGCGCAGATCAATGAGCTTGGATTGTCCGCAGTGCTTGGCCAAAAGCTCAGCGCCGAAACCGCTGAGGCAAAGCGCATCGACCGCAGCCAAGGTGATAGCACCATGATGGTGATTGCACAGAACGTGCAAGACATGATTGACAACTGCCTGCAATGGCATGCGCAGTTCCTTGGCCAGAATGAAGCCGCTGGCAGTTGCCTGGTTAATCGTGACTTTGTTGGCAGCAGGCTGGAGCCGCAGGATGTTCAATCACTGCTGGCGCTATACACCGCAGGCACAATCACCCAAGAGACCCTGCTCCAGCAGTTAGCTGATGGTGAGATCCTCGGAGATGACTTTAATGTTCAGGATGAGCTAGATGCAACATCAAATGGTGGTCTTCAGGCAGGCGTTAGCAAACCTGCTGCTTAGGCTTGCATTTATGGCTAAGCCCAATCATCGGAACCAGACGGTTGATTACACAATCACCAGCCTGCCAGATGAAATCTTGGCCATCATCCGCACGACATGGTACGACGGTGATCACGCTGACAACGTGGACGAAGTAGTGCTAATGGAAGATGGGCAGCGCGGATATGATGCCTTTGATGAAATCGTGAGCGCTGGTCTGATTGGTGGTGCAAACATCAGCATCCAGTCTGCGTACAATCCGCAGGATCTTGGCATCGAGCCATGAGCACACCTAGCAGCCTGTACCGGAACGCTATTGACTTAAACCGCTACAGCAATAGCGTTGCGCGGCGCGTCATCAATGCCTACAACGACATCATCATTGATGCGGTGAACCAGCTGCGGACGATTGATGAGCTATCGGCACCAGTAAAGGCCGCACGGCTGCGCGGCATCCTGGCGCAGTTGAAGGATAGCCTCGGCACATGGGCAGGCGACAGCACAGAGATTACTGCCATCGAGTTGCAAGGGCTTGCGCAGTTGCAATCTGAGTTTGTGACCGAGCAGCTGCGCAAAGCGCTACCGGCTGGTAGTCGCAACATCGTCAACACGGTTGAGATCAGCCCGCAGTTTGCGCAGAGCGTAGTCACGACAGATCCGACACAGCTGAATGTGGTCACCTTGAGCGATAATCTGTTTGCTGCTGCACAAGGCGCACCGCAAACTTACAGCCTGACCGCAGCGCAAGGCGCGACCATTACGCTGCCAAACGGGCAGGTAGTTGAGAAAGCATTTCGTGGCATCGCCGTAGATCAGGCGGAGCGGTTCAGCCAGGTGGTGCGCAGTGGCCTGCTGACAGGCGAGACGACTCCGGCTATCGCCAAGCGGTTAATGGGCACCTTGGAGCGCAGCGATGAGCGGTTGAGGTTCGGCGATACCGGACCGCTGACTAAAGGGCAACTCAGAGCAGTCGGTCGTTCAGTGCGAGAAACTATCGCCGCAGGTGGTGAGTTGACCACTATGGCCGACAACCAAATCATCACGCTCGTGCGCACCAGCATCAACCAGGTGGCCAATGCCGCCAGCCAGCAGGTGTACGAAGCCAACCAGGACATCACGAAGAAGTACCGTTACGTCGCAACGCTCGACACCAGAACCAGCAGCATCTGCCGCGCATTGGATGGCCGGGAGTTCGAGTACGGCAAAGGGCCAATGCCGCCGCAGCACTTCAACTGCCGCAGCACAACCGTTCCGGTAGTCGACTACGAGAGCCTGGGCTTCAGCCCGCCACCACCAGCTAGGCGCGCCTCGATGGATGGCCAGGTGCCAGCAAACCAGTCTTACGGCGATTGGCTGAGCAAGCAATCGAAGGAGACACAGGAGGAGGTGCTCGGCAAAGGCAAGGCGGCATACTTCAACCGACTGGCAGAGAAGTATGGCCCGCGTGACGCCATCGCCAAACTGGTCCGCGACGACGGGTCAGAGCTAACCTTGAGGGACCTGCAGAAACGTTATGGCAAAATCGAAGAAAGCCGATAAGGTCGCCAAGATCATGGGCGAGTTTAAGCGCGGCACCTTGAACACCGGCAAGCCCGGCCCCGGCAAAGGCCCTAAGGTCAAAAGCCGCAAGCAGGCGATCGCCATTGCGCTGAGTGAAGCCGGCAAGTCACGGAAGCGCAAATGACCATCACCTACCGCGGTGAGCAGTTCGATGGCTACAACCAACCGAAGCGCACACCAAAACATCCAACTAAGTCCCATGCTGTGCTCGCTAAAGAAGGCGAGACGGTGAAGCTTATTCGCTTTGGTCAGCAGGGCGTATCAGGCTCACCAGCACGAAAAGGTGAAACAGCAGCAGACAAGGCCAGAAGGGCATCGTTCAAGGCGCGCCATGCCGCCAACATAGCCAAAGGCAAAATGTCAGCTGCCTACTGGGCCAATCGCGAAAAATGGTAGCCTTGGGCTGTATTTGACCCTGCGGGTTATTCATGTCTGATGAAATCCAGAACCAGGAGCCTGCGGCGACTGGTGATAATGAGGCGCTGCAACGCAGTGTGGAGGCACTTGAACGCAAGAATCAAGAGTTGATCGCTGAGCTGCGTGCAGCCAAGAAAGCACCCAAGCTGCCGGATGGTGTTGATGTCAATGAGCTACTGGAGTTCAAACGAAACTACGAGCAGCAGCAGCTTGAATCGAAAGGAAACTATCAGGAAGCACGACAGGCTCTGGAGCAGCAGTTCCGCGAGGCGACGGCGCAGAAGGACCAGCGCATCGGAGAACTTGAAGCCAGGGTCCGAGAGCTTGAACTCATTACGCCAGCAGTGACTGCACTGGCGGACATCGTGCACGACCCCGACCTAGTGCTAAAAACAAAGCTCAGTGCCGACAAGATCGAACGTGAACCGGATGGCACCGTTGTGGTCGTTGACGGCTACCAGCGCACACCGGTTCAGGATTGGGCTAAGACCCTTCCGGCATGGATGCAAAAGCAGCCGAAGCCGCAAGGCAGCGGTGCACCATCAGGACAGGTGAGCAGTACCGCCACCATTGGCATCAAAAACCCATTCAGCCAGGAATCATTCAACCTGACCGAACAATCGCGGCTCTACAAGACTGATCGTGATCTGTACGAAAGACTCAAGGCATCAGCAAATCGCTAACATGTTTGCAACCGGCCGCGCTGGTGCATCGGGCTGCGCCCACACCGTCCATCAATCCACCGAGATGAATCATGGCGACTCTTCGCTCTGACATCATCATCCCTGAGGTTTTCACGCCTTACGTCATTGAGCAAACCACCGTCAGGAATCAGTTCCTGCAAAGTGGCGTCGCTCAACCCATGGCGGAGCTGAATGCCACTGAGGGTGGTGATTTCGTCCACATCCCTTTTTGGAAGGCCAACCTCTCCGGCGACGCTGAGGTGCTGAGCGATTCCACCAGCCTGACGCCAGGCAAGATCACTGCTGACAAACAAATCGGCGTGATCCTGCATCGTGGCCGCGCCTTTGAATCACGCGACTTGGCTGCGCTTGCAGCTGGCGATGATCCGATGGCTGCCATTGGCGCCAAGGTTGGCGAATACGTTGCCAACCAGCAACAAAAGGACCTGTATAAGTGCCTCGAAGGCGTGTTCGGTAGCCTCACCGGCTCCGATACTCCTGCCTTTGATGCGCTGCGTTTTGACACCAGTGGCATGACCACGCTGGGGCCGAAGCAGGTCGCAATGGCACGCGCAAAACTTGGCGACCAAGGCGACAAGCTCGCCGCTATCGCCATGCACAGCGCCTGTTATTACGATCTCGTCGAACGGCGTGCGATTGATTACGTCAGCACCTCTGACGCCCGTGGCACCACTACCACCCAGTCCGGCGGTTCTCTTGCTGCTGCCTACGGCGGTGACAACTCAGTCCCGACATACATGGGTCTGCGGGTGATCGTTTCTGACGACATCACCAACAGCGGCGGCAACTATGCCTGCTACTTCTTCACTCCAGGCGCTATTGCCACCGGTGAGCAGCAGGCGCTTCGCACCGAGACCGACCGGGACATCCTGGCCAAGTCTGATGCGATGGCTGTTGACTGGCACAACATCTACCATCCGGTGGGTGCCAAGTGGGCCGTTACCACCACCAACCCGACCGGCGCACAGCTGGCCACGGTTGGCAACTGGTCGAAGGTGTACGAGACCAAGAACATTGGTATCGTCCGCGCTACCATCACGTCCAACTACGACTGATAGCCATGGCTTCGATTTTCGAGCTGGAGAACCCAGCCTTCGGTAACACCTACCGAAAAACTACCGTCACCACACTGGCTGCTTCTGGCGCTCAAACCGCCACTGCAGCTCAGCTGCTTGGTGGCGTGCTGGTCTCGACTGCTACTGCTGCGTTTGCTTTGACCACCGCCACCGGCGCAGAAATCTGCACCGCCCTGGCTGCTGTCAATCAGAACGTTGTCGGTATCAGCTTTGAGTTCAGCATCGTCAACCTCGGAACTTCCACGTATCACATCACCTTGACCGCTGGCGCCACTGGCGTCACCGTGACTGGTGTTGCTGCCGTGAATGCCGGCACCTCCGGTACGTTCCGTGCGCTGGTGACTGCTGCTAACACCGTCGTGATCTATCGGGTCTGATGGGATTGTTCGCCTTCCGGCGACTGCGTGAACGTGAGGCCGCTTCTCAAGAGGCGGCCTCTCTTTCTATGGCAGAGCCGTTGCCTACACTGATACCATCGGAGCCGGACAATGGCAGTAGTGATCGTGGCCACCCCAGGGGCCGCAGACGCAAACTCATACCTGACGCTGGCTGATGCGCAGGCCATCATTGATGGCATGGTGCAAGATGCTGATGTAACTGCATGGAGCACAGCAACGACTGATGCCAAAAATCGTGCGCTGTACACCGCTGCTCAGAGGTTGGATCGTGAACGGTTCCTTGGTGCTCGCGCTACTGACACTCAGTCAATGCAGTGGCCACGAACCGGCGTACGCAAGCCTGATACATATATCAATACCTACGCTGTCGGCTTTCCATTTCGCATCACGACCGATTACTACACCGACACTGAGATCCCAGATCAAGTCAAGCGTGCGCAGGTGGTGCTTGCCATCTACCTCAACAACAACACCGACGGACTGGGGCTTACCGGACTTGAGGACTACAAAAATGTCAAGATCGGCAGCTTAGATGTGACACCAGCTCAGTCGATGGGTGCAGACAAGGTGCCGCCATTGATGGAACGGTATCTGACAGGGCTTAGAATCAGTGGACCAGGAAACATCTCAATCCGTCGGAGCTGATCATGTCTGAATACGCCATTGGCTTTGAGTACATCAGCGATACCGTTGCGCATACTGGACGGTTCAATGAGCTGGTCGCATTTGAAGACTCGGTGATTGCCAGCGCCGTGATTCTGAACCAAACCGGCAATACGTTCACGAATGTGCCGCTAAAGGCTGGGCAATGCGTTGAGGCAGTATTCACTAGCGTGACGCTTGCCTCGGGCAAGATTGCCGCGTACAAGATTTGATCATGGGCGACACTAACACCATCGGCATTGACTACGCAAAGGGTGCAACCTTTATCGGTGATACCGCGACTTATGAAGGCCGATGGTGCGCAATTCATTTCACGTCAAATGCAACCGTAAATGCAATCACGGCGCAGAACTGGAATGGGTCAACCTTGGCAGGGCAATCATTTGATGCACTGTGCATTCTTTATGGTGTGTTCACCAGCATCAAGCTGCAAAACGGTCACTGCGTTGCGTACAAACTTTGATGGCACTCGCTAGCTCGCTACGGAAGACTGCATCAAAGCTGATGGCCAAGTTTGGCAGTCAGATCACTTTTCGCCAGGTAAGTAGCGGAACCTATAACGCCACAACTGGCGCCATCGCCGAGACTGCGGCGGATACAGTGGTCCGTGGTGTGCTGGAGGATGTGAACAAGCGTGAGGTTAACGAGCTAGTGCAGGCTGCCGACAAGCGACTGATCGTTGCAGCAGCAGACCTATCAGCAGCACCTAGCACCGCTGACCGCGTGGTGATCAATACGGTGTCGCATCAGATCATTCGCGTGCAGACGATCGAACAGGACAATACAGCCATTACCTATGAGCTGATTTTGAGGGCTTGACCATGGCGCGTCGCATTAACCTATCGCAGATCGGCAGCTATTCGACAGAGAAGTACGAGCAGCTTCTTCGCGTGGTGGTGATGGAGACCGATAGCAGGCTTAAGCAAGGCAGCCCAGTGGACACGGGACGATTTCGGATGAGTTGGGCAATCAGCGAGCAAGGAACACCAGGCTATGACGCTGGACCACAGGCCGGAGGTGGTTCCATCACGCCACCACGTCGGTTGGATTATCAAGTGGAACGCGCCGGTGGCGTCTACCACATCCACAACAGCCTGCCTTATGCAGAACCGCTTGCCAATGGCCGCAGTCCGAAAGCGCCAGCAGGATGGACAGACCTCATTGCCCGTGAGATGACGCAATGGGCACGGGCTGAAGCCAGCAGGATCGGGAGGGCTGACTGATGGCCGCCATTGATCTGAACACTATCCGCGCCACCATCGAAGGCAGGCTGGCCACAGAAATGGCATTGGCACCTGCCTATCCAGTGGTGTTCCACAACATGGCGTACACGCCAACGCCCAGCAGCACATGGCTGCAATGCCTCGTCAGCTTCGGCAACAATTCCTATCTAACGATGGGCGGCACCACCGGCAGCAGCAATAGCATGATCGGTGTTGTCGTCGTCAACATCTTCAGCCCTATTGGCGTCGGGCCTGGCGCCAATCTTGTGATCGGCAAACGCGTGCGCGATCTCTACAATAGAGTTATCGTGTCGGGAGTTCATTTCGATCCCCCAACCGGGCCGGAGGTCGTGGCTGCGCCATCTCCTGAAGGCTATTTCCAATCACAGGTCCGCATGACCTTTGAAACCTTCGAGGATCTCTAACCATGGCCTTCTACCGAGGCGAGCAAGGTTCCGTCAAGTTTGACGATGCCGGCAGCTCCAACACCACCATTGCATCTACCCGTTCATGGTCGATGACCATTGAAAAGGACGTGCTTGAAACCACGTCATTGGGTGCTACATACAAATCCAATATCGGCGGCCTGATCGGCGGCAGCGGCACCGTTGAAGTGCTCTACACCGCATCTAGCGCTGATGAGACGAACGCTTTCATCAAGGCAGCCAATACGGCTACTGATGGGGCGACAGCCACCTTTGAGCTGTTCTTGGACACTAGCGGCACCAAGAAGATCAGCTTTGCTGGGCTGATCACCTCTGCCGAGTATGGCGCCACCGTCGGCGAGCTTGAAGTTATCACCTGTAACTTCACCACTACCGGCACCATCACCACCTCAATCTGATCATGGCTTTCTATCGCGGCGAGCAAGGCACTGTCTTCTTTGATAAAGACAGCAGCGGCGGCATTTCTGAGATCGCTGCCGTTCGGTCATGGTCAATGACCGTGGAGAAGGATGTCCTTGAGACCACTACTCAAGGTGCAACCTACAAAGCCAACATCGGCGGTCTGATTGGTGGCACCGGCACCATGGAGGTGCTGTACGATGCTCCAGGCGCTGGCGATAAGCTGGACCTGATCAAGGATGCCAATACAGCAACCGATGAAGGTAATGCCTTCGTCGAGCTGTACCTTGATGAAACCGGCGGCAAGAAGATCACGGGTAGCATCGTGATCAATTCCACCGAATACGGCGCCACTGTTGGCGAGCTTGAAATGGTGACGATCAACTTCACCATGAACGGAACAATTACTCTGAGCATCTGATGCCTGCTGCTACCCGCACCGTTGACCTGCTTACCGGTGCTTTTGATCTGACGCAACGTCGGCGGTTTGACGTGAAGAAAGAAGATGGCACGGTGGTGCTGTCGCTTTATTTCACGCCAATCACCCGCGCTGATCGCAAGCGTGCTACTGGGCTTTCGGGCACGGATGAAGCGCTGGATATCAGCACGCAGATGTTGTGCCATAAGGCAGAGCTTGAAGACGGCACCAAGGCATTTGCCGCGGCTGATGCGGTGAAACTGCAACGCGAGTTGCCGGAACAGGTGCTGAATGAACTTGAGTTGTTTCTGTTTGGCCTCGGCCAAGCTGAATCCCTGGAGACAGCAAAAAACGACTAGAGGCCGACAACTGGCTTTTCTTTGAGTTCTTCCTAGCGACTGAGTTAGGCAAGACCGTTAGCCAGTTGCGGCAAGAGCTGACCGATGATGAGTTCGTGCACTTCGCCGCATACTACGAGGTGAAGGGCAAACGCGAGCAGCAGGAGATTGACAAGGCAAAACACCGCAGCCGGTAGACTGACCCTAAAGGTCGGTTACTGCTGTGGCTGTTGCTGTTGTTGATGTACGCGTAGATAGCTCTTCTGCTGTACGGAACCTGCAGCAGGTCGCCGCATCATCTAGCCAGGCAGTATCTGCAGCGCAACAACTTACAAATGCGGTCAACAAGACTGGCCGTGAAATCAAGGCTGCTGCCAATGGTATGCAGTACTACATTGACGCAACTGGCCGCGCACGTAAAGAGAATGGTCAATTTGTCAGTAGCGCTGAAGCTGCATCGGCTGGGCTTCAAAGACAAGCTGCAGCAGCTCGCAATGCTGGAAGCGCTGGCGGCGGGTTGGCTGCCGTGATGGGCAGGCTGCTAGTGGCCTTTAGTGCCATCGAGGCGGCAAAGTTTGTTTTCGCTAAAACCGCTGAGCTGGAGACTCAAACCCGCAGCCTTCAAACATTAACCGGCAGCGCACAGCAAGCGAAGCAGATCATCGCTGAACTGCAGCAGCTTGGTGCCGTGACGCCATTTACCAGCACCGAGCTAATTGATGCCGCCAAGCGGCTGCAGGCTTTCGGTGTTGAGGCAAAGAATGTTGTCGAAACAACCCGCAGGCTGGCAGATGTCAGTGGCGCCACTGGTGCCGAACTGCAAGGCTTGGTGACTGCCTACGGGCAAGTGCAGGCCAAGGGCAGACTGCAAGGTGAGGAACTACTCCAGTTCCAAGAGCGCGGCATTGCGCTACAAGGTGAGCTGCGGAAGATGTATGGGATGACAGGCGATGAGTTTCAGAAGGCACTGAGCAAGGGCCAGATCAGCGCTCAGGCAGTCGAGGTAGCGATCGTCAGGCTGACCGAAAAAGGCGGCAAGTATGCCAATGGCGCCATCGCGCAATCTGATACGTTGGCTGGTAAGTTCAGCACGTTAACCGACGGGATTGAGCAACTTGCTAGGACGATTGGCCAGGTGCTTGAGCCAGCGCTAAAGCGAGTGCTTGGCATTGCTATTGATACTCTTAATAACATCAATGCGGCATTATCAGCCGGCAGAATGGGAGATTTTAGGAGAGAGATTGCGTTAACGAAGACAACGCTTGGTGCCGGTGCTGCTTACCAGGGCATTGACCGCATTGCCTATGGAATCAGCCAAGTTTCTTCTCAAAAGAACAAGGCCGGCATTGAGCAGAACCTTCAGATGCTTAGGGAGTACCAAGCACTCCTAAGCGGCATCAGAGCAGATCAAGTTCCGGATCCTACATACCAGCAAAGATTGCTTGGCCTGCAAGGGCAAGTATTCAAAAAAATCAGTGAAAATCTCGCCGCCCAGAAGCAACTTCAAACTGCACCTAGGCCACAAGCATCCACAACTCCTCCACCACTGCTGACGCCAACCGGCAGCAGCGGCAGCGCCAAGGAGTCAGGCGCAAAAGCTAAAGCCGCAGCACAAGAGCAAGCACGCGTTGCGCAGTTGATACGTGATCGACTGGCAGAAGCGCAGATTGTTCGGCTTCGCTCCGAAATGCAAGACAAGATCACCAATGCCGAGGTGTCTGGCGACAAGATGCTAGCCGCTAGGCTCAAAGGCCAAGAGCGGGAACTAGACATTCAATATCGCTATGCACAGCAGTTAGCGCAAGAAAAGGACATCAGGGCGCAGCAAGCATTGATCTATCTTGGCAATACTGAATTGGTCGCCAGTCAACGCGATACACAACGCGAACTGAATGAACTGCAACGGCAAGGTGATCAAGACAGGCTCAACAGCTTGCAGAAGCTGATTGAAAAGCAATATGAGCTAAATACCGGCGTGCAGAACCAGCTGCAGTTTGCCAATGGCGTAGCAGATGCCATCGGGCAAGGCATGGGATCAGCATTCAGCGCATTGATCAGCGGCGCTCAATCATGGGAAAAAAGCCTGCAGCAGATTGCGTCTGGTGTGCTGGTTGACATCGCAAACCAACTTATCAAGATATTTGTCATCGAACAGGCAGTCAACGCTATCAAAACATTCCTGACGCCATTCAGCCCATCAACGCCAATCGGCGCCGGTGGCGGCATGGTCGGCAAGTATGGCACCCTTGGGCCCAACTACGGTATCCCGCAACGAGCCCAAGGCGGCAGCGTCACCGCTGGCCAGCCGTATCTCGTCGGTGAACGTGGCCCGGAGTTGTTCATGCCAGGTCGCAGCGGTGGCATCGCACCAACTGGTAGCTTTGGCGGTGGTGCGGTCAATGTCACCGTTAATGTCACCACCGGCGGCAGCAGCGTGCAAGGCGATCAAGCGCAAGGCAAGCAGCTTGGGCTTGCAATTTCGGCAGCGGTACAATCGGAGCTAATCAAACAAAAGCGCCCTGGAGGACTACTCGCCTGATGGCTACCTTCCCCTCCACGCCAGCGCCTGCCTACGGCGCCGAAAAGCGCAGCCGACCTGCAGTTCGTAGCGTCAAGTTTGGTGATGGCTACGAGCAGCGATTGATCTTTGGATTGGGCCAAAATCCAAAGTCATGGGCGCTGGCATGGAACAACATCTCCGAATCAGACTGCGACACGCTTGAAGCGTTCCTTGATGCACGTGGCGGGCAGGAGTCATTCGACTGGACGCCACCTGATGCGGCAACGTCCTACAAGTGGATTTGCCGCGAATGGAGTAAGGCGATCCCCTACACCGGCAGGGCCAACCTGTCAGCAACGTTTGAGCAGGTGTTCGAGCCATGAGCTTTACTGCTTGGGCTGCCACCACTGCTTTTGCCGTCGGTGATATACGACGCGCCACGACGCTACAAGCCAGCGGTTTGGTGTTTCGCTGCACCATTGCAGGTACCAGCGCCAGTACCGAACCGGCATGGCCAACCGACATTGGCAGCACCATCACCGATGGCACGGCCACCTGGCAGGCAATCAGCAGTGTCTACGAAGAGCTAGCGGCTCTAGCACCGAACGCCATCATAGAACTCTTTCAGCTTCAGCTGATCGCCGCGCTTCACGGCACCGCCGACACCTACTACTTCCATGCGGGTGTCAATGCTGCCGTTACCGGCAACATCGTCTGGAGCGGTCAGACCTACATCCGCCTGCCCATTCAGTCCGAAGGCTTCGAGTACGGCACCACCGGCACACTGCCGCGTCCTACGCTTAGCGTCGCCAACCTCGGCGGTGAGATCAGCGCACTGCTGCTGTTGGCTAATGCGTTCACACCTGGCAATGACCTAGGCGGTGCGATCGTCACTCGCATCCGTACGTTGAAAAAATACCTCGACGGTGAGGCAACCGCTGATCCGCATGCCAAGTTCCCCGATGAGGTGTGGTACATCGACCGCAAGAGCGCCGAAAACCGCGACGTTGTGCAATGGGAGCTGGCCAGTAAGTTTGATCTTGCCGGCATGATGCTGCCGAAGCGACAGATCATTGCCAATATCTGCCAATGGCAGTATCGCTCTGGTGAGTGCGGATACACCGGCAGCAGTTACTGGAACGCAAAAGATGAACCCGCGGCTACACTCGGTGCTGACGTATGCGGCAAGCGGCTCAGCTCGTGCAAACTGCGGTTCGGTGCTACATCACCGCTGCCGTTCGGGTCCTTCCCTGGCGCGGGGCTGACGCAATGAACCTAAGCGAACGCATCAAAACTGAAATCCTCGCGCACGCAAAAGCAGAAGATCCCCGCGAGTGTTGCGGATTGGTTGTTGTGGTCAAGGGGCGGCGTCGTTACTTTCCATGCCGCAACATCGCTGTTACGCCATCCGAGCACTTCATTCTTGATCCTGCGGACTACGCCGCCGCTGAGGATGCTGGTGAGATTGTGGCGGTTGTCCACAGCCACCCGACCACGCAACCTGCGCCATCACCAGCCGACCGTCTTAGCTGCAATGCCACTGGCCTGCCATGGGTGATCGTCAACCCGAAGATCGAGCAGTGGGGCGGCTGCGAGCCATCGAACTATGAACTGCCGTACGTCGGCAGGGAGTTCGTCTTTGGTGTGGTCGATTGCTATTCACTGGTGCGTGATTGGTACGCCCGCGAATGGAACCTGCACCTAAGCAACTTTGAGCGCCGTGATTTGTTCTGGGAGCGTGGTGAGAATCTATATATCGACAACTACCGCAGCCAAGGCTTCCGGCAGATCCCCTTTGTTGAACTGCAGCATGGAGATTCTGTGCTGATGCAACTTGGCGCAAACCTACCAAACCATGCAGCGATCTACCTAGGCGATCATCAGATCCTGCACCACATCCAAGGGCGTTTGTCGAGTCGTGATGTGTTCGGTGGTTACTATGTAAAGAACACAGCCATGGTCCTACGGCATGAAAGTCGTTAAGGTCTACGGCGCACTCCGCAAGAAGCTGGGCCAGTGCCGCTTTGAGTTTCACGCTGATACGCCAGCACAGGCGCTGAAAGCTCTTTGCGTCAACTTTCCTGGCCTTGACCGCTGGTTTGTTGATCGCGAAGGCGAGGGCATGTACTTTCGCGTTACTGTTGGCCGCGAGAAGATCACCAACGCAACACCAGATAGCCTCGTGTTGCCTTGGAGCGAACGCGAGGTCTTCAGCATTACGCCAGTAGTCACAGGCGCTGGGCGTGGACTTGGCAGCGTGCTGGCAGGCATTGGATTGATCGCGTTATCATTTATTCCGTTTGCTGGGGGAGCTTTTGCTGGTGTGACTGCAGCTGGCGGAACATTTGGCGGCGCGGCAGCAGCCGGAGCCGCAATCCCTTGGGCGAGTAATGCGCTTTTTGCAATTGGCGCCAGCCTGACGATTGGCGGCGTAGCACAGATGATCTCACCTCAGCCTGAACTCGGCTTTAACAGCAGCAAGGAAGCCGCACGTCTCGAATCATTTACCTTTAGCAATATCGTCAACACCAGCAAGCAGGGACTGCCCGTACCGATCGCTTATGGTCGTGCGTTCACCGGTTCTGCCGTCATCAGTAGCGGCCTTGACGTGGATCAGCTCGCATGACCTACCTGATTCGTGGTGCTGGTGGCGGCGGCGGCGGTAAAGATGGCGGTGGCGGGCAGCACACGCCAACTGAAGCCGATGACTCACTCCAGTCAGTTCAGTACGGCACTGTTCTGGATCTGATCAGCGAAGGCGAAATCCAAGGCCTCGACGATGGGCTAAAAAGCGTCTATCTCGACGGCACACCGATCACTGGCGCTGGTGGTGCCGCTAACTTCACCGGTTACACAACAGACTTTAAAACCGGAACGCAGGCGCAAACCTATATCACTGGCACAGGCGGCGTTGAATCCGAAAACGGCGTCAATGTTGAAATCACTAACCCAACGCCTATCGTTCGTACCATCACAGATACCGACGTTGATCGCGTTCGTGTCACAGTACAACTGCCAGCGCTTCAGATCATCGAAGATGATGGTGACATCGTTGGTCATTCTGTTCGCATTCAGATCCAGATCCAATACAACGGTGGGGGCTATACTGTCGTCACCGACGATACGATCAGCGGCAAAACCACCAATAGCTACCAGCGTGATTACCTTGTCTCGTTAACGGGCAGTTTTCCGGTTGACATCAAACTGGTGCGCGTCTCAGCAGATGAAACCAGCGCACGCCGCCAAAACAAAACCTATTGGTTCAGTTACACCGAAATCATCGACGAAAAGCTGCGCTATCCCAACAGCGCATTAGCTTATCTGCGCTTCGACTCACGCCAGTTCAACAACATCCCGCAACGAAAGTACCTGATTCGCGGCATCAAGGTACGGCTCCCATCCAATGCCACGGTCGATACCACTATCCACAAAGGCCGCGTCACCTACAGCGGCGTATGGGATGGCACCTTCGGCGCTGCTACATGGTGCGCTGATCCTGCTTGGTGCCTCTGGGATCTACTCACTAGCACCCGTTATGGCGCAGGTATCCCAGAAACCAGCCTTGACCGTTATGACTTCTATGCCATCAGCCAATACTGCAACGCACTGGTAAGTGATGGCTTCGGCGGTCAAGAACCGCGCTTCATGTGCCACGTTGTACTCAATACCAGGGATGAGGTCTACAACATCATCCAGGAGTTTGTCTCGATCTTCCGTGGCCTGGCATACTACGGTGCTGGTTCCATGGTGGTCCTTGCTGACAAACCAAGCGATCCGCAGTACATCCTTGGACCTAGTAACGTCATTGATGGCAATTTCAGCTACAGCGGCAGCTCGCAAAAAGCACGCCACAGCACCGCTACGGTCTCGTACCAGTCCTACGACACGTTAGGCGAAGTTGAGTTTGAGTACGTCGAAGATTCAAGCGCAGTCGCAAAGTACGGCATCATCAACAAGGACCTAAAGGCATTTGGCTGCTACAGCCGCGGCCAGGCCCATCGCCTTGGCAAGTGGGCGCTGCTGACGGAGCAAAATCTTACCGAAACCGTCAGCTTCAGCATTAGCATCGACTCCGGCATCGTGGTGCGACCTGGCATGGTGGTCGGCATTGCTGATCCAGTCAAGTCCGGCGCCAGGCGGTCAGGTCGCATTGCATCGGCCACGACCAGCGCCATCACCGTGGATAGCACCAACGGCCTGCCCACTAATCTCAGCGGCAATCCAACAATTTCCGTCTTACTGCCGACAGGACTGGTCGAGACACGTACCGTCAGCGCCATTACTGGCAACGTATTTGCCGTGGCCGCCAACTTCAGCGAGGCACCCAACCCGGCCAGTGTGTTTCTGATCGAAACTACCGACATTCAAAGCAATCTGTTCCGTGTGCTCAGCGTTGCTGAAGGCGAAAACGGCGCGTTCTCGGTGACAGCACTGGCCTATAACGAGTCGCTTTATGCCGCGATCGAATCTGACCTGAGCCTTGAGTTTCGAGATATTAGCAACTTGTCGGCCATTCCAGAGCCGCCAAGCTCAATCAACGCTACTGAGCACCTCTACGTCGATGGGCAGAGCGTGCTGACGGCTGTTGAGCTGAGTTGGATCAGCCCCGTGCAGCGCGTTGATACATTCCGTGTTGAATATCGCCTCGATAACAACAACTGGAGCCAACTCGAAACACCATCGCCATCGGTGCGACTGACGGGCCTCAAGGCTGGCAGGCTTTATGTTCAGATCCGCAGCATGAACGGCATCGGCAAGCTCAGCTCTGCTGCTACTGCCGAGTTCACACTTGTCGGTAAGACCGCACCGCCTGGCAACGTTCAGAATCTAACAATCGAGCCGATCAGCGCTAACAGCGCACGATTGCGGTGGGACCAAACTGTTGATCTTGATGTAAAGACTGGCGGCAAAATCTACATACGCCATAGCAACCTGACCGATGGCACAGCCACCTGGAGCAATAGCGTTGACCTGATTCCGGCCAAGTCAGGCGCCGCCACCGAAGCCATCGTCCCACTGGTCGAGGGTGAGATCCTCGTCAAGTTTGAGGATGACGGCGGCAGGCAATCACCGAGCGAAACCAGCGTCATCGTTGATTTTCCTGATGCGCTCGGGTACCTCGTCGTTGATGCACGCCGTGAAGACCAAGATTCGCCGCCGTTCCAGGGCGCCAAGACCGATGTGTTTTACAGCGAAGACTTTGATGCGTTAACCCTTGATGGTGACGGCAATTTCGATGCCATCCTTGATCTAGACCTTGTGCCTAGCTTTGACTACTTAGGCAGCATCGTGACGATGGGTGAATACGCCTTCGCCAATACACTTGACCTCGGCGCAGCCTATGCGCTGGATCTGAAACGCTACTTCGTCACCCGTGGCTTCTATCCGAATGACACCATCGACGCACGGCTTGACCTGATAGATAGCTGGACTGACTTCGATGGCAGCGTCGTCGATCAGGTCAATGCACGCCTGCTGCTACGTTCCACGTCAGACGATCCGGCTGGTACGCCAACCTGGTCTGGCTGGCAGGAGTTTGTGAACGGTACGTTTCTTGGTCGGGCGTTCCAGTTCAAGGCGCAGCTCGAAAGCCGCAACGCATCGCAGAACATTCTGATCGACGCCTTGGGTTACGAGGCGACGTTCCAGCGCCGCACCGACCAGAGCACTGCCACGATCGCAAGCGGTGCAGGCGCCAAGGCCGTGACGTTTGACCATCCCTTCTACACGATGGGCGGCACGGTGTTTCCAACCATCGGCATCCTTGCGCAAAACATGGGCAGCGGCGACTACTATCAAATCACCAGCATCAGCGGCACTGGCTTTACGGTGACGTTCAGAAACAGCGCTGGTACGGCAGTTGATCGTAACTTCACCTACAGTGCAACCGGCTACGGCAAGCGCGTGTAGGATGGTTGCATAATGCGCCTCTGATTCGTGGCCACCCACGATTACGTCATTGCCAATGGAACAGGCGCCAGCGTACGCAGCGACCTGAATGATGCGCTGGCAGCAATCGTCAGCCAGAACAGCAGCGCCACGGCACCGGCCACCACCTACGCCTATATGTGGTGGGCGGACACGGCAAACGATCTGCTGAAGATCCGAAACGCTGCGAACAGTGCCTGGGTTACGGTCGGCACACTCAGCGCTGCCAACCTTGGCTTAGTGCCATCGACGCAAACCGCTTCGACCAGCGCAGCCGGCATCGTTCAGCTGAGCACCAGCACCAGTAGCACCAGCACCACGTTCGCTGCAACACCTAGCGCGGTGAAGACCGCTTACGACCTCGCCAATGCAGCGCTGCCAAAGTCTGGCGGCACCATGACCGGCGATTTGGTCACAGTGAGCCTCAACGGCGGTCAACTCGCCGGGATGCGTAACCGCATCATCAACGGCGGCATGGCCGTCGATCAACGCAACGCTGGCGCATCGCAGACGTTCACCGCTGCTGCAGCACTCGCCTATAGCGTCGATCGCTGGTACGGCTACTGCACTGGTGCCAACGTTACCGGCCAGCGCATCACGGGCGCATCGGCAGGGCAGTACCGCTATCGGTTCACCGGCGCCGCCAGCGTTACGGGCATCGGCTTTGGCCAACGCATTGAGCAACTCAACAGCGCCGACCTGGCGGGCACCACGGCAACGCTGAGCGTAGACCTGGCCAACTCGGTGCTCACCACCGTTACATGGACGGCGTACTACGCCACGACGGCGGACACGTTCGGCACGCTGGCATCACCTACGCGCACGCAGATTGCCACCGGCACCTTCACGGTAAACAGCACAGTCACGCGCTACAGCACCAACATCAGCATCCCGGCTGCCGCCACCACTGGCATTGAGATCGTTTTCACCGTCGGCGCTCAGACTTCCGGCACCTGGACAATCGGTAACGTGCAACTAGAAAGTGGCACCGTGGCCACACCGTTTGAGCGGAGGAGTTATGGACAGGAGCTAAGTCTGTGTCAGAGGTATTACAGCAAGTCATTCCCCGTTGCTTCTGGAATCCCAAGTGCTCCGTATTACGACGGAAACATGGGATGGGGCCAATCAATCGAAGCGGCTGCGGTTTCAGTTAGTGCTCGTTTTCCAGTTGAAATGAGAGCAACTCCTACCGTTACGATTTACTCTCCAACAAGCTTGACGGCTGGCACGTTTCGAGTTTGGCAAGCAAGCGTAGATCGAAACGGATCAGCGGGTCAGATTTCTGCTACAGGGTTTGCGCGAATTGACAAAAGCGGAGCTGCTGATCTGAGCCCATCAAGCACTCAAAACTCAGCAATTCATTGGATTGCATCCGTGGAGCTTTGATTATGTCTTATCAACTCACATCAAGCGACTGTATTCTCCGCCTTGCGGACAACGCCTGCAT